CAACCATCTGCGGCTCCCGTACTAACACTTGCCCAATCCCCAACGGCACCTGTGTCTATGATGCCCCAGACGTTAGTGTAGCTAGTAAGACCAATTCCGTACACCCCTGTCGGGAACACATTTGCCGTGCCAGTAACCCCAACAGTGCCTGTACGTCCGGTAGCCTTAAGCCCAGTAACTACCGCTGTTATATCAATTTTGACAGTGGCTGTACCAAGTTCTGCGGTTCCAGCGACCCCAGTTACAAGTACATTGGCATCCGCTGTTACGGTTACGTTGGCTAGAACACCAGTAGCAGACAACCCGGACGGGTAAACATTTGCGTCACCTTTTGCAACTACCGTCCCTAGCTCCGCCGTAGCCTCTACCCCAGACGGTACTACATTAGCAGTACCTGTTACTGTTACGGTACCTACACCACCGGTAGCGGCCAGCCCAGATGGGTATACGTTTGCATCAGCTTTAACCGTTACAGAGCCTACGCTACCAGTAGCAGATAGCCCAGACGGATAGACATTTGCGTCACCTTTTGCGGTTACTGTGCCTAACTCTGCCGTAGCCTGCGCCCCGGACAATACTACGTTAGCGGTTCCAGTTACTATTACCGTGCCTACGCCACCGGTAGCAGACAGCCCAGATGGGTATACGTTTGCATCAGCTTTAACCGTTACAGAGCCTAGCGCGGTTGTGCCACTTACCCCAGTTACAGTTAGGTTGGCATCCCCACTGACAACCGGTGACCCGACACCCCCAGTAGCAGACACCCCAGTCGGGTATATATTGGCAGTACCTGTTACAGAAACTACACCCAACCCGCTGGTAGCAGCTACACCAGTGGGCGATACATTTGCGTCAGCTATTACTACAACAGTACCTACGCCCCCGGTAGACGAGACCCCAGAGACAGACAGTATTTGATCCGTTGTAATAGATACGGTGCCTACAGCACCCGTAGCAGCAACCCCCGTTACTACTGCGACAGCAGCAGCAGATTCTTCGCCTACATCAGCGAAGGGGGCTACAGCAAAGGGTGAGGTACCGAACACGTTCTATCTACGCTATCGCCGTAATTGTTAAAACAGGCACCGCAAGGTTGTAAGGTGCTGAAGCGCCTCCACCGTCTCTCCACACGTTTTGGTGCAAGGCTTGTTGATAAGAAGACCCGTCATATTCACGAGCTTGGAGCTTCAAAGTTTTAGCCGACGTCCAAGAGGTGAACTTACCGTAAGTCGGGCTGCTTGATGCGGCGTTGCACTGAATCATCCACTCAAACACTTCTGGTGCGTTGTGCTGGGCGGAGGATACATACTCGCCCGGAGCAATAGACCGATACGCAGGGATGACTTCATCAGTGTCAATATAAAAACGATAGTGACTGATACCCGAATAACCAGTGCAGTCAATCTGCCAAATGAATTTGTACACCACGGTGGTTGTGCCACTCGGCGGGGTGTATGTCATTTCGCTGCCCGTGACATCTTGGTAACTTGTGGTCAGTTGAAGTACGGCAGTTACGTTTGGAAACGTGTATGTGCCTGACCCCACAGTCACACTACGCCCATCGCATACACCAGCCAACACCTCAATGATTTGTCCCGGCGAGTACGGCTGCTCAAACGCTCCAGCATCGGCGGCAACTATCTTATGACCCGTGGGTAACGCAATCTCGCCAGTGCCTGACTCGGCTTGCAGACTGTTGGTTTCAATCGCGTTTGCTGTTAACGTACTCATGGCTTGGGGTACTCCTGTTTAACCGCAGCAATGGTTGCCTTCCAAGCGTCAATACCCTCGTGGTAGATTTGGTCTAGCTGGTCTTGGATGGACGGGTAGGCGCGAGAGCGTTGCTCTTTGTAGGCTTCAGCATCAGCCCACGATTGCAGCGCCGCCATATCCATGTCAACGACCTCGCCGTTGGCATCGTAGGCAGTTGACCCGTTGATGGTGACCACGCTCGGGTACAGGGCGGTAATGGCGTTCAAATTCATGCCACCACCTCCATTGCGGTAATCGTATTCGCGGTATACCCTGAATACGAAAGGTCGGTCTCTGAATATGGGCGTCCGACGCCAACCCAATAGCCTGACGAGTACGGTACCGCCAGCTGAATCTTATAAGTCACCGCACTGGTGGTCGCCGGTGAGTCCAAATATACCGGGGATACCGCTTGTATATCGTAAGTGGTGTTAAACGAGGTGCTCGCGTACCCGTGCCACGTTGACCGAGTCCTGTTGCTACCTACTTGGTCGCCAATCAAAAGCACCGTGTCAGCCCCTCCACCGATAGAACGCGCAAGGCGCATATCTACGTGCCCCGAATAACCAATAGTGAGGTAAGGCGTCAGTAAAATCTTGTTGCTGCTTGTTGACGGCGTGATGGTGACACTGAGTCCAGTCACATCAACAAAACTTTGAGACTGCGTGGCAAAGACGTCGGTCTTTACTGTCTGCACCACCTGCAAAATAGTTCCGTTAGGCATTTGACTGCTACTGATGTTTGCCGCCGTAGACATCAGCGTCCCGCCCTCATCAGGCAGCGTCAGCGTCCTGTCGGTGTTCGTGGCGGGCGAGGCAATCGTAAAAAGTGCCGTACCGCTTGCGTTGGGGGACAGTGCAATCTTACTCATGGTTTTGGATACTTTGCTTTAACAGCCAAACAATCAGCTATATATTTATCAACCTGCGCTTGGTCGCCTTTGACAATACCATCAAGGTAATCATCAGGTGGAGGATATTCGTTAACCCTGTTTCTTTCCCACGGCTCTAATGGGTCAACCCACTCTTCTACTTCTTCCACAACAGGAGCAGGAATGTCTTCAAACACCCACCCGTTGTCCCACTTAGCCCTCTGACCATCAGGAACCGCAGGGGCTTCTGTATCAACAGTACCTGCTGGCATCAAGTAAACCCCCGGCTCTTTAGGAGATTCATCAGCCGTGGTCGTTCCTACAAAATAACCATCAGAATCAAGTTGTACTACTGTTTTCACATTCACCTCAATACTTAATACAAGCCAATAATGCTACGTTACGTGGACGAGCTTCAGAGCCCTCGTTTTGTGCTTTAAATGCGTCGCTGTCAGTTGGGTACACATAGGTGTTTGCCCCGCCGTATCGGTAGTAACTAACCTCAGCATTAATCTTACGATAGGCGTCACCTGCTGTCGTTGTACCGCTATAGCCACCACCGCCGCTTGTAAACGAACCAGTGCCAACGTAGTGTCCGTGCTCTTGGTTTGCGGCACTCTGTGTGCTTCCTAAACTACGTCCAGTATCAACCCCAGCCCCATCATCCAAAGCACGTAGAAACTCTCCACGTAGGTCAGGTACGTTAAACGTGGTAGACCCATCGCCTGACCCAAAGGTTGTGCCGATAGCGGCAAACAAAACATCATAGGTGGTACGCGACACCGCTGCACCGTTACACTTTAAGAAACCATTAGGGGCTGTGGTCATACCAAAGAAACACACCTGACCAGCCAAGAAAGGCAAGGCATCGGCTGTGACTAATCCTACCCCGTTTGTTCCGTCAATCGTTACTGCCATGTTCTCCCCTTAAACCACTACCCAACGGCTACCAGTAGGAATCGTTACAGTGATGCCACTGTTAATTGTGATAGGCCCTGCTGACATTGCACTCTTGTTGGTGCTGATGGTGTAGTTGGTTGTTACAGTTTGTTCGTTCTCATAGAACACTGCATCGCTACCACCGCCAGTAGCTCCACCACCCCCACCAATAGCACCCCAAGCGGAGCCGTCATAACCCTCAAAACTACCATCGTCCGAGTTAAACCGAATATAACCAGCAGACGGTGACCCATCGCGCTGCGCTGTGGTGCCGCTAGGCAGTTCAGCCGACCCAGTAGAGGATGTTCTAGTTACTAGGTTATCTGCGTTTACGTCGCCTGTGGCAGTGAAGTCACCACTAGACTTATCAAAGGTAAAGCGTGTGGTACCGTTGTCGGTGATGATGAAACTTACAGCCGAAGCCTCAAGCTCCATCTCCATCGTGTTGGCAGTGCCATCGTAGAAAAACTTTGCATCATCTGAAGAGCCAAAACGCAAATGCTCAGTACCACTCGTCCCATCACCAAAGTCAATAATAATAGGATACACATAACTTATATAACTATAACTTCCATAGTAATAACTTGTGGTAAGACTGTTGAGACTCGGGTTGTAATAAAGACCTGAATCAATACCTAACGCATAATCTCCCGTGGTATTGCCACTAGCAAACGGAATATAAAAATTAGCTGATGTCCCAGTAGCTGTAAGGGCAACGTTATCGGCATTGGTTGCATTAGTTGCGTTTGTTGCTGAGGTGGCAGATGTCGCGGTGCCTGCGTTGCCAGTAATGCTGATGCCCCACGTGCCGGTAGCGTTGGTTCCGCTGGTGCTAGGTGCGCCCACAGTGTTGTAGCTAACAGAACGTGCAACGCTACCGTCAAACGATATAGGCGCTGTATCGCCGCCGCCAGTACCAAAACTAACAGAATTAGATACTTGGTTTGCTGTAGTAGCAGTAGTAGCAGTAGTAGCAGTGTCTGCGTTACCGGTTAAATCCCCCGTTACCGAGCCAACAGTTAAAACATTGGTGTTGGGGTTATAAGTAAATGTAGCGGTGCTGTCTTGTAAAAGCGCGTAATTGCCAGTGGTAGAAGCCGTCGTATTAGCAAACGGTACTTTAAATGCACTAGCGGTTGTAGACGTTGCTACGTTTACATTTATGGCATTTGTGGCTGTGCCAGCTGAGGTAGCCGAAGTCGCTGTGGCAGCGTTACCAGTAGTGTCCTGATTGCCCGCCGCGTTGACCCCGGGCAAATTTATGTCGGCGGTACCATCAAACGATACACCACCTATATTACGAGCGGTCTGAAGTGCCGTGGCCGTTGCCGCATTACCTGATGTATCTTGGTTACCAGCAGTATTGACCCCGGACAAGTTTATATTTGCGGTGCCATCGAAGCTAACGCCACCAATTGTTCTGGCTGTCTCAAGCGATGTGGCCGTGTCGGCGTTTCCCGTTAGGTCGCCCGTAAAGCTGGTGGCAGCTAAATCGCCTGTAGCTTTGGTAAACGTGAATCTTGTTGTGCCGTTGTCGGTGATGATGAAACTATTAGCAGCAGACTCAAGTTCCATCTCCATAGTGTTGTTAACACCATCGTAGAACATCTTGGCGTCTTCACTAGCCCCCCAAACTACATAATCATCGTCTCCAAATAATCTAACGCCGGTAGTAAAATAACCAACACCAGAAACAGTTAAATAACTTGTGAATAATTGGTTAAGGCTGGGGTTGTAATAAAGACCACTATCAACACCTAACGCATAATTCCCTGTGGTATTTCCACTAGCAAATGGAATGTAAAAGGTAGATGATGTGGATGTGTTTGTTAAGGCAACATTTGTTGCGTTTGTGGCCGTACCACTCAAATCAGCGGTAATAGTGCCAGCGCTGAAGTTGCCAGAAGCATCACGAGCAACAATAGTAGAAGCAGTGTCTGCATTGGTTGCGTTAGACGTAACCGTGAAAGTCGCGTTGCCGGTCTGGTTGGCAGTAAACGTCTGGGAGCCTGACAAGCCCGTGCCAGACACACTCATCGTCAGCGTACCGTCCCCGGGTTGTGGAGATGCAGCAAACTGCGAATACGTTATGTCCGTGGTACCAAACGTAATGGTGCCTTGCGTGGTCAGTACGTACGACTCACCGGCTCCGGTATCACCCTCAAGCACAAAGAACGCATCGCCCTGACCCATAGCATCCGGGTCGCTTGGGTTGTAGGTGTCGGCATCGGTTGCTCGGGTCAGCACCCAGTTTGTCGAGTCAGAGCCAATATCCGTAACCGTGTAAACGCCGTTCTGAGTTTGATCGACTTGGGTGTAAATTAGCACCCTGTCGCTGGTAGCCATCGTAATACCGTCGATTACTAGCGCAGCCTGAGTCCCCGAGTTGGTCAGGGTAGCGCCAACACCGGACGAGCCGTTGTTATAAGTGGCCGTCAAAGCCGTAGGCGATTCAACCCGCACCGGGTCATGGTAGTGCAGGGCAGCAGCCGTGGCGTTATCTACGTATTCTTTGGTCGCAACATCTAAATTATTAGTTGGGGCAGCGCCAACCGTAATCTTGCCGCCAACCGTTACGTTGTTGGAAGCATCTTCAAAGACCGCCTTATCAGACGGCTGAGTGATAAATACCTCTTTTGTGCCAGCGCTAAAGTTGACTGCCGAACCGGAATTACTAGAGGACAGGATAGTGTCCCGGCTAAGCGTCGTACCACTGGCCGTAAACGTGCCAATACCTACTTCCCACTCACCAATAGACGCACTGGCGGTATTGTGTATGGTGTAGTAAACCGTATCCCCGTCGGACACAGCCGACGTGAAACTTTGGTACCCCGGATAGGCTCCGGAAAGCGTAATAGTGCCCGTCCCCGTCGTGGACGAGGACTCACGAACGCGGTCTTTGAGCGACAGGGCCATTTGCCCCTCCTATTAAGCTATACGGATGATAGCAGTGGTTGCGCCCGCTGCCGGGAACTGAATAGTGAAATCACCTGCTGTAGATGTTTTATCCCCACCAAAATCCAGCACCGCAACAGCCGCGTTAGAATTGCTTGAGTTATAAATCAGAGCGCCTCTAGCCGTAATAGTCGCAGTAGACCACGTAACATCACTAAAGTCTATATACGCCGTAGTACCGCTAGACGTAGGCGCAGTGCTAACTGTCAATGGTTTGCCGCCCGCCGTGTAGCCCGTACCACTAACTTCGTTACTAGCCGTATACGCCGAAGTAGAGGCATCTAACGTAGCCGAAGAAGTATACAAAGCAATATAGTATGTATCAGTGTCAAAATCTTCATCAGCCTTCATAAGATTTACTTTGAAGGTGGTGCACATTGCTTGAGTAATAGCCATATTAAGCTCCTGTCAAATCAAGTTACTGGGACTCGCACCTGACCAGCTCGGTACGAATCTTGCCGTTCAAGCCCATCACCAAGCCGTTTAGCTAGTTGAAGTGCCTCGTTGTACTTTGCGTTGTATAGCTGCAATAAATCAGGCTCGCCCTTCATGAACGTATAAGCCTCGACCAAAGAGCCGTACAACAGTACAGAATCAAAGTTATCGCCCAACCAAGAAGTGCCGGAAGCAGCGGTCGTGATTGACGGTGGGTAATAGTAATAGTGAAGCTCCGCCGTGTAATTGGCATCTGGCGTAGGGCCAAGAATAAAAGACAACTCGTTCACATCCCCAGACTGCGGGCCAAAAATAGCATAGTATTTGGGGGTGCCAGTAGCTGTGGGGGTTGGGTAAGCCTGCCGGATAAAATTAACGTCTTTATTTAGCAGATACTCGTAAGCACCATCACCATCAACAATAGCTAGAGAATAAGGTGACAGAAAATCGTTAGGGCAAGATAGATATTTGTTGTTTAGCGTAGCGGTGCCGGTTACATTTTTACGTAGCGACGGGAACTGAATCGAGTTGTAAATGCGTTGCTCAGCCTGCTCAACAAACGTAGCAAGATCCGTGGACGTAAACGTGTTTTCCGTGTAGTCCTGTATCGCAGTCGTCAACTCAGAATAGTTCATTACATCACCCCGCCGCTAGCCCACGGCACGGAAGTAGCCCAAATCTTTACGCTTTGTTTCGGCTCCCAAGGCTGACCGCAGTTAGTGCAAACACCCGTGGATTCTTCAGCAGCGCTAACCGGGTCGTTGCAATGAGCACAAACGACCTCAATCTCATGGGTAGGTTCGACCACCCCATTCTCAAGCTGCCTAGACTCTACACGCGTCTTCACGCCATTGGCCCCCGGGCCATCGTGCCCTTGGTCGCTGCACCGGTACCGCGAATCTTGACACCAGAGGTTTTAGCCCCGGTCTCAGGATACCCAGCCGTTTTTGGCACGGGTACAGGTTTTGGTTGCGTGTATTTGTTCAAACAAGCGGTTTTATTCATACTAACTCCTTACGATATAGACACCGTAACAGTGCCAACTGTACCCGAAGATTGCACTCCAGACAAGGGATTGAACGTGCCCGGGATGTACCGGGATGAGGTTGGGATGTTGACATCGCTAAGCGAGCGGTCTGGGCGCGGGTTCATAATTGCCTGCGGATCGACCACCGGATACTTGCCAACTTTGTACTGAGGATGGTCTGGC